ACAACAATATCTGTAGCATAAGCGATAAAACCACTTGCACTTAATATATCAGCAATATCTCCTATATCAGCCGCAGTAGAATTCACTTCTCGTCTAAAAACTGCTAGTGTATCTGTGGTTGCTACTGATCTATCTGCCATCTTTTAATCCAATAATTAAATCTTTAATTTCTCTCATTTCATTTTTTAACTCATTAACATCTCGAATTACATCTCTTATCTCATCATCTTTTTTTGCTGTTTTTGCTTTTCTTGCCATATAACGAGCATAAGCACTTGAGTCTGTATTAATGATTGCTTGCGATCTTGTATCTCTAACTAAATTTGGATGTCCTTCAACTTTTACTTTCATAAAAATTATACTGCCAGAGCAATACCTCTCATGTCTTTAACTCTTGGTGGATAACAAGAACTAGTTCCAGTTAAAACTATTTTCAATGCAAATGCAGTAAAAGGTTCAGAATTAGTAAAACTAAAACCGTGTTCTTTAAATGTAGTACCATCATCTGAAGGATCAACTGCTTTATCAGGACTTCCATCAGTATTGAAAGCACGCCATGGAAGGTCATCCATATTTCTAGCGTCATCAGCATTAGATAATCTAAAAAACATTTTTACTGCTGATGTAGATGGAACATGAGCAGATAAACGAACATCTAAAGAAGTTGATTCATTTTCTAATACAACAGGTCTTGTAATATATTTAGCAGCCGCACTTCCACCTGATCTAGTTGTTTCTGCCTTAAAGTCAGGAGTTGTGCCATCAATAGGATTATTAATTCTATTTGTAATTACAGTTGCACTTAATCTCTTAGTATCAATCACAGGAGTTAAAGTATCTTTTGGTGTAGTTAAAGCAAGTGTTAATGCTAATGATTTACTTCCAGACATTTTCTCTGTTTCATTAATTTGTGAACATACTTGAGCAGCAGTTGTTAAATAATGATCAGAATTTAATTCTATTGCTTTTTGTTTTGCCACAGTTGATAAATTAAATTGTGTTTCAGACTGTTCAAGTGTTCTTCCACCTGTAACTCTTAAATTAGCAGTGATATTTGTTCCTGGTGGATTAATTTGTCCAACAACTGGTTGTATTATATCGTATTGAATATTACGAGTTGCTTGTACCACAGTTCCACCGACATCGCCAGAAGCAGTTGCAAAATCAGAATTTTTTGCTATGATTGTGTAAGAGTCTAATTTAATATCACCTATTTCGGCATAATCTCCATTAATATTAGAAGAAGCGATACCGTTATATGTTCCTGAAGGTATACCAGATATAGTAACATTATTATCTGTACTATGCATACCATGATTTCTATGATTAACTCTAAGTGTTGTATGACCAACAGCAGCACCATCATTTGCGGTTGCAGCAGTTGTACCACCTGCACCTCTTGTACAACCAGTTAAATCATTACCAGATTTGCCTGTGTATGTAATCTGTTCAGAACCAATTAATATAGTTCCTGCACTTGGGAAGTTAGAAGTATCTTCTAATGTAATAGTTGTTTCACTAGTATCTAATGCTTCATCAAGTATACCAGCAATTGTTGTAATAGGATTTAAAGGTAATACTTTAGTTGTAAGAGTATCATTGACCAAGGTTACTGTAGCAGTTGTGCCAGTTGTAAATTTAGCACGATTTATTGTAAACTTAACATCTTCATTCTGTTCAGCAGTCCAAGTAGTAGAGTTTTGAGATTTAAACATACTACCAAGATATGGTTGTTTAGAAATTAATCTAGCAGAATCTAAAGTTGTTTGTCCCATTCTAGCAGTGTACATTTCATATTTTTTAGAACTAGACATCACACGAAAAGCGTATTCAGTATATGGATTTAAAAATACAGGTGACTCAAAAGTAAATTTCGTTGCCTCAGAAGCATCCGTAGAAGTAGTAATATCAGCAGACGCAACAGTTGAAGTTGCAAAAGGAACTTGTATGCTTGTAGGATATCCATTTTCCATAGTCATTATTTGAACTGTAACTGGTATTGCAGAATCTTTAGTTTGAAAGAATAAATCTATATCTGTAATATATAATCCATCTGCCTGGTCAACCAAGAAAGATTGACATACTGGATCCCACCATCCTAAACCAAAATTAAAGTTTGGAAATGTACCTGGGGTTGTTACACTTTCTACTGATGTTTCCTCTGATACAATTCGAGTACCAATAGATCCATTTACAACACTATTTTGATTTACAGTGGTTCTTTCAATTCTTCCCTCTCTACTAGAGGTTACAGTTTTTTGTACAGTTTCTAATAAACCTCTTGCAGTATAATCTGCTTCAGCACTTGAAGTTAAATTTGCTGATCTAGAATCAGTTGAACTAGTTGTAAGTCTAAATGTTCTTGTACCTGTTCTAAATTTTGTAACTTCTAAAGGACCACCTCGACCAAGACCAGTTTGTCTAATTGTAGGTACTTCTAATCGTGTAGTGTTTGTAACTTCAAAACCAGAAATTGGGTCAATAATTGAGAATGTTCCTGTTACTTTACCAGTAGAATCTGATAATAATGAACCATTATAAGAACCGCCTGATGGTTTAGTGAATGTTGATACATCTACTCCATCAAAGAAAGGATAAAATCTTGTTGATGGTTTTAGTCCATTAGCAGTAAATGTAATATCTCTTGCTCTCATAAATGGTGCAAATGCAACTTGCACAACTCTATTACCTAAACTTTGTGTTTGTAGTCCACCAGGAACTAAACCTGTACGAATACCTGTTCTCGTTCTGTTATTAACTTGTTGTACATCAATTGTATTTGTTGTATTTGTAGTAGTGGTTGTAGTGCCGCCACCCCAAAACCAGTTACCACCAGTAGTAACTGAAGATGTATCGACAGTTTGATTTTCAGAACCAGCAATATCAACACCTGCCCAGTTATTATTCCATTCATTCCAAACAGTACCTATTCCTAATAGAGCAGGATTTTCTGCAGCAATTGCCTGCATTGTATCAAATGTACCAGGAATTGAAACAGTCATATCAGGAAGAGTTTCAGTATCTTTCCATTCATCTTGATCTGGACTTATTGTCATTCTACCTACATAAGATATAGTTTCATAAGGTTGTAGATTAACAGTTGTACTTGCAAATCCTTGAGTAATGTATGATTCGGTTGTATACGGTAAAGTAATTAGATCACCAGTTAATTGATATCCATTTGTTGTACGAATGGCGTCTGCAGCCGTAGAGTTTATTGCATATCCAGCAGAACTCATTATACTTGAGTCTCCAAGTAAACTATTAGCCTCAATTAGATTAACATTATCAGAATGGCACGCAGGTCTTAATTCACCCGCAGCCATATCCATTGAAACTGAATAATCATTATCTCTTGGATTACCAATACCATGACCAGTAAAGTTATCTACAATAATACCATTTTTAAATCTATCAAATCCATCAGCGTCTTGTATTTGCATACCTGTTGCAGCAGATTCTAATAATGATAGTTGGGTGTAGTATTCGACATTTTCTAATCTCTTAGCAAGACCACCAATATCTCTCATTGTAAATCTTCTATTGTCAATTGCCTTAACACCAATATCAGTGGTATTGAATGTAAATGCAGGAATATTTAAATCATACAGGTGCATAGCATTTTTCAATGTTTCACCGTATACTGGATTTAAAGAAGATGGTCCTTCTACTACTTTAAACTTACCTTGACTTGTAATATAAACTCTTGCTTTTTTATGTAAATAATATTCTAAGTCAGCGGTAACATCTGAACCAATCTTCATAACTTCTATACTTGCAGAAGCATATGTTCTATCATTACTACCAGAATTAATTGTTGAAGTTGCAGCAACGCTTGGTCTAAAGTCTAAGACATCTCTTAGATTATATGTTGCACCACTTACATCGGATGTATATGCAGGTATATTTCCATAGTCAAAACCAGAATAACTATCAACACTAAAGAAGTTTCCAGCGCCGTGTTCAAAATAATTGAAATTGACTAACAGTCTTCCAGTAGGAGTAGCAGCACCTGGTTTTAGTTTTAAACGACCAATATCATAGAAATTATCTCTTTGTCCAGTATCTAGATTAAATCTACTTGTAACATCTGTATCACTTGCAGTTGCAGCAGTGCTAAAATCTGCAGCCATAAAAACAGAATTTAATTTATAAACATCCGTTTTTCCTAAACTAATATCTTTTTTTACTAGTGCTAAAGTATCTACTGTTTGTGTACCTGCAGTATCAGTTTTTGATTTTGCACCAACTTCAGAAGTAGATAATGTAGCAAGTACTTTTATTTTATGTCCATTGTACCCATCACCTAAATTGATTGTTAGAGTTTTACCTGTTGGTGTTGAACCTAATGTAAAATCATTAGCAGTAGAAAGTGATATGACATCACCTACGGCACCTGTTCCTACGGAACCTGTTGACATAATAGATACTGTAAAATCTTTATTATCAAAAGCAGTAAAAATTTCGTTTGTACCAGCATTGATTGTCGCTTCACCTGAACTTGAAAGAGTTTTAGTGAACTGTCTACGAATTTTGAAACTTGTATCACTTACACCGTCATTGTCATCTGTTAATAATGTTTTAACAACACTATATGGTAATGGTGCAATAGCAATATTTTTACCAGCTTCTCGAAGTTTTCCTCTTTGTCTAGTAAATGAAACTGTTGTAGCATCTATACCACCTAAACCAACAGTAGTTTCTGCTTGTGTGTCTGAAATGATACTATCAATAATTCTTGTAGAAACGCTATTACCATCATCTGTAAATGTAATTTGATCGCCAATTTTTAACTGACTTTTAAACCTAGTTCCTGAACCAATAATTGTATCAGCAGATTGTTGCTCTAAACCAATTGCTTCACTTTGACCTGATTGTGTACCACTTTCAGTTACAAGTTGATCGCCAGCATTTGCTGATGAACCGTTTGTACCATCTAAGACTAAACTACCTTCAGAGCTAAGAGAGGTTGATATTGTTCCAGTTAATACTGTATTATCTCCATTAACACTATCTAGAGCAACATTAGCAGTATAAGTAGGACTTCCTGCCATTGAAATACCTTTAGTCTGGTTGAATTGTTTTTGTTCAATTCCTTTACATCCTAAAGTATTAAATTGAACTACAGCAGTTACGCCAGAAGATCCGCCAGTCGCAGTTTCATTTTCAACAAATTCTCCTTGAACATCATTTAATATAATAGTTGTATGTACTACTGTACCACCAGATGACCAAGCAGTATAATTAGTTCCGTTAACACTACCAACACCTCCATCAGAAGTTGTTTGAGCTTCAAATAACTCAATAGTAGTTGAAGTTGGATTTTTTACAGTAAAGTATTCACCATTTAGTTGAGTTGTGCCTGTGATACCTGCGATTAAAACTTGTTGTCCTTCAGTATAGTTATGTCCGCCAGACATTGTTACGACAACGGGTTGACTTAAAGTAACTCCTGTAATATTTACTGAAGCAGCAGATGTTATACTTTCAACAACACCAGTTGCGCCTGAAGTACCACCAGTAATTGTTTCACCAGTTGTTAAAGCGCCAGAAGCAGAACCTTTAACATTAAGGTGAGAGAACATTTCTATATCAAATAAGAAGTGTTTAAATATTACATCTGTAACACTACCACTTGATAAGTGAGATGAAACACCTGAATCAGGACTTACAGCATTTCCAGAATTGTATTCAAATGCTCTAGTCTTTGCACGACCAATATCGAAAACATGAGCGAGAGAAGTACCAAAAACAGTACCTCTTGTGCCATGTGCTGTATCTACTAGTCTTAGTGTTTTAAATGCTTCTACATCACCACTTACGAAACTAATATCTGGTGTTCCAAAAACATTTGTAACATTAACAAAAGAACCAATATTAAATCTAGTAGTGATACCAGAGTCAGTTTCAAAATCTCTTGCTTTGTTGATATCAACATAAGTTGTACCAATTTTCCTAATTTCGTATCCTTTAACATATGCAGTACCTTGAGAAAAACCAAGTGCTAATTTTGATTCATCAGCAACATTTCCGTCGTCAGAAATTTTTGTAGCTGCATAAATACCACGATTACCTCCTGATAGTAAATGTTCTCTAATATCTAGATCAAAATTCTTAACAGCATAATCACCAGACTCATCAAAGGTTCTTCTTGCTAATGTATCCTCAAGAAAACTGTACTCCGTAGTTTCAACCATATTTTGAACTCGGCCATCAGCAATTCTCATTAATTCAACAAAACTAGCATCAGCAGTAGATGTTAATGCTAGTTTTGCAAGGGTTAAATCTATTTTAAATCTATGAGCACCAGTTGCGTTTTCGTTTGAAGAACCAGTTGCATTATCAAGTAACGAAGTATCATCTGTTGAGGTTACAAAAGTTTCAGTTATTGTTAAACCAATTCGATACGAAGGTTGATTTGAATACTTTTCTAGTACTAGTGATTGAGAGTCAACATTTACAAAAAAACCATTTATGTAGTAAGTACCAGCATCAATATATACAGCAGAACCAATAGTACAAGTTGAAACAACAGCAGTTGAACCAGCAGTTTGTCCGCTTGTAATCGTTTCACCATCAGTAAATTTTTCAGAATCATTATTTGTTCCACTATTTCTATATTTAACAAATAGTGTATCAGGATCAGTACCATCAGTTGCAACAAAATCTACAACATCAGCAACAACACCAGATGAACTACCTGTAAGTGTGTTATCTTTATATAATGATAATGTACCAGTGAAAGAAGTTAGTTTTACTGCAAAATAATTTAAGTCAGTAGAAATCTGACCAGGAATAACCATCGCACCGTGCTTGAATAAATGGTCACCCATTTTTTCAATTTGGTTTTGTAATAAAGATTGAGTAGCGGTTAATTCTCTTGCTTGAACAGCAAAAGCAGGTCGATACATTACTCTATGAAAATCTTTACTTTCGTTAAAATCATCATAGTACGGAGTAACATTGAAATCAGTTTTCGATGGCATACAGTTTTCCTATTATTTAAAATTCAATAATTAATTTTATATTTTCTGTTTGGTCAGACGCCCTTGTGATAGGACTTCTTTCTTCTACATAGAGAACATCACCAGAGTCAAATGCTAATTCTGGATTTGAATATCCACTAGAGAATACAGTTCCGTTTGTAGTAGTTGAATTACTTGTATTTGGTGTAGCAGAAGCACTTGAAGATTGTCCTGTGATTGCATTTGCACCAGAGAAAGCAGTTTGATTACCATTACTATCTGTACCTACATCTGGGAATCGTGTTTGATAGTAGTAAAGAATTTTATTTGTTGAATCATACTCTACAACTTTACCAACAGCGCCTGTTGTTGCCTGATTGATTTCTTCATCAGCAGTAAATGTTCCTGAAACAGAAGAAAATACAGCAGCA